GGGGTGGGGCAAAGGCCCCTCAATCTGGATGATATGTGCTACCCCCCTCCCCCCCGTTTCCAGGGGTTCTTGGTGCACAAGACCTTGGCAGACCCTGCCATAGTGGTGTACCATTGGTATCCGGAGTGATGCGTCGTCGGGGGCACCACCCCCCGCCCGTCAAGCCTGTTTCCCAGGATCCGTCTCCGTCTCCAATGGTGTGACTCCACCTTAGGCATTAGCCAAGTTACAGTACAAAGAACTAGACGTTCATTGTTGGGTTGATTGGTTCAATGAACTCAATCACGTACTTGATGAAAAGGTCCCCTGCTGGAGTAGCAGTAGCGGGTCCCCCATCGCTAGCGACCACAAGGGACGCGGGGCAGAATTGGTTCTGATCGAGGACGCTGAGCGCCCCGAAGCCGGCAGAGGAGATAGTGGGGTACCATGGCTTGTCCAACTTGGTAACATCAAGTTGAACGGCGATGGCTGACCCAGCTCCCTGGTTCGAATTCAAATATGCTGCTCCGTCGTATCCCGCATACGGTGGAAAATTGATGGCCTTGTAAGATTGTGACAGCTGAGCCCTTGCGGTGGGTGCAGCGTCATTTCTGTCGTATGTGAAAGCCATGGCAATTGATCCACTGGTGGTGGTGGGGCATTTTGGAATGTAGATGATCTCACATGAGAGCCATCTGTATTTACTGTAAAGATCAGCGATGCTAGCCAGCCATGATGGTGCTGCTGCAATCAGTGCGGAGTTTGTTGTATTGAATGCGCCTAGCGCCGCTAAGATTTGGTTGTTCAAAATCTCAGTGTTACGGACTATAGTGGAATCTCCCCTGTTGGAGAATTTCGGCACTATGGGTCGAGTGACAACCCCCCCGGAGGTGGGAGCCACTATGTAGCCCCCTCTACCGGACAATCCGTTTCGCAACCCGTGTTGCTGTAAGTATCGCTGAACGGGCTGTCTAGCCTTCTTCATGCGACCCATTTGAGCACGACGGGCGTTGCGCTGGTCTATCTCCACCTGTTGCTCTGGAGTACGCAGTATTATATACTGACCGTTGTTGTTGTTCTTCTTTCCTGCCATGTCTATTTTGCGATCGAAATGTGTTGAGTCTTGTACTCGTAAGTGCTTGGAGAATGGTGATATTGTTGATTGGGAGTCCCTACAACAAGTATTGCCAATATAAGGATGAGAATTGCAAAGTAAGGGAATAGTGTAATACCTGGTGAAGTATCACAACAGCGACACGCAGCCATAACTTAAAAGTTAAAGTTGTATGTCACGGTAATGGTCTGTTCTTCGGCTATATTGGTCATAGTTCCATTGCCAGTACCTTGCTGTGATTTCTGAGATGTTTCGCTCACCGCGTGACGCTTAACGCCAGTTAATCCCGAACCATTGTGTTTCTTACCCTCAACGCTCCTAGCCCGACCGCGTATTTGCACATTGTCCTCCGTTACATCAGTTTGGTAATCCATTGATCAAATGCTCTCCTGACACTTGGTAGGTATCAGTTGGGATAACATCATCCAACTCAAGCTTGTGGGTATCATAGAAGATCTCCAATGCTTCTTGGAGGTCTGGTGTGATACCGAAAGCTAGATAGAAGGATAAACGGGTTTCAGGCGAAGGAACCCGGGCCACTCTATGCATATATCTAGAGTGATACCCCAATCCGTTCGTCTGGAACTCGCCGGTCTTGGTGAATTTTGTGCGGCGGATGCCAGTTTGGAGCTTTTGGTAGAAATTCTGCATGACAGGAATCCCACCGTTAATGCTCATGCCACACTCACCTACAGCTTGCAGCCATTCTGCGTATTGTGCTTTCGTTTGACATGGGATAAGGCTAGTGACGTCTTTAGATGTTACCACAGAAGGTTTGCGTACCATGATGTACTGGGATCCATCGAACACAGGTTGGGTTTGGCAAAATTCTATGCGCTCAAATATATCCACGGGTTTTTCCACTTCCATCTTGAATCCAAACTGCTTGAAATATGGCTCGATGCTGCTTGTCAATTTCTTTAAATCCGCTTTCTCACAGACAATGACGCAGTCATCCCCATTATTTGCAAGGGACAAATTGATGTTTAAGTGTTCTTTCAACCCGTAGACCATGGCGCACATTAGAATGCAGTTGCCCAAGCTCGTGTTCATGTCTCCGCTCATTCTACAACCCTTCTTCTTGTATTTTATAATGCCGTCACTGGCGAATGCCGTTCCTACGTTGCACAATTGCTGCTTTAGCAGCCATTTTAGCTGTTTATCATTTGGGTAGTCTCTGAGGTAAAATTCATGCTCATACTCGAGTGCTTCAACAGACACGTGTTGGTCGAAACGACTGGCGTCGAGTCCGACTGCGACGGGATTAACATATTTATTCCACTTCGAGCGCATGATTTCCCCTTGTTGCTCCAGAGTAAACCCTTTGAAGACCGTGATTTCCCCAAAGCACTTGGCAATGGTTTTAAACGCGTGATGCTCATAATGTCGGAGGTACCTGCCCAAACAAACGTTATACCGAGGCGATCTAGGTTGGATGACCCTGGGAGCAGGGTCAGGCTTCTTAGAAAGATTTAATTTTTCGGCCTTCACGAATGTCTTTAGTTTCGCATCTCGTGAGCTAAGGGGTTGATGCGACAAACTATCAACCGCCTCTCTGTAAATAGTCAGTTTCCTGCCCGTGTAATTCATTAGGAATTGTTCACTAGTTACAGGGGTATGACGCCAACTATTTTTAGTATAGAGATCACGAAACTTATCAAGGGTTCGAAAAGCTCCCTTGACGGGCTTAGGGGCGTCTTGAAGCCCATTGGGCCCCTCGACATAGAATACTCTTTCCATCAAGCCCCTACGCAGGTTGGAAAGAGAGTTGTTGTGGATGCCGATTAATAAATGGCCGCCTATACCACTATAGCGTAACAACTGACGCTGTTTCTCAGGGCGCCCTGATGGTATGACCACCAGATCAGGATGTTCCCCACGCGAAACGGACGTGGAGAATCCTGGCCTCCTTTCAAGGCACCCCTATTTGGACCGGAAGGCCAGTCCGACCTGGCCCCCAATCCCCAACCTATTGTTCCACCACCCCTCCCCTTGGACATTGTCCATGCCTCGTACAGCGGCTCTAGTAGCATGTGTGTTCATCAATGCTCGTGATAGCAGATCATCTTCCGTTGGGATGAACACCAGTGGCAAAGCTAGTGCAACATTGCCGTGTACGTGGGCAGTAACAACGCCCCAATCCTTGCACACTCTGAGCAAGAAATGTTGGACCATAAGTCTGTTTGCCTCAGTTGGTTTGGGCAATCCAAACTCGGCACGAGCTTCGTTGACAAGATATTTTACAAACTTGTGCTTCTTCTGCTTACGAACTCGGCGGGTCCTGTTGGATTTTGCGGGGGCATATGCTCCGTCGGCGACAACCTTAGTTCGCTGAGATTGTGCCCCAGCAGACTCCTCGAAACACTCATTGATGTCATCCAAATGCTCGGAATCCTCAATGGCGAGAAGATCTTTTTGGAACGCAACTGCAGCGTTGACTGTTCGCTGTCGTCTCCATGGGTTGCATAGCCAGTTTAGGAAAGATACGAAACCCTCGGCGGCCGTTTGCTTGTGTTGGTTTGGTAGCTCCATTTTAGACTCTTTAGCTGAGTAAGGCCTTGCACCTATTTGGTATTCTTGGTATGAATACT